AAATCACCCCCTAAAGCAATATTATTTAAACCATAATCCATATGTTTACGAGCAAACATTTCATACATTTCTATTTGGATTTGTTTAAACTCATCTGCTAATATAGGATATTCTTCTTCAAAGATAGTTATAGTTTGATTAATTTCATCATTACCAAATTCATCTAATTTATCCTTATATGCTTGTTGTGTCCAACCATCATTATAGGGTGAAGTTGAATGTACTTTAGCTTTTAATTTTTCAATTTCTATTTGTTCTGGTGATTTATTTCTATCAATATCCCAATAGTATTCTGAATGCCCTTCATTATCCATTAATTCCTTATGCTTCTTTTTACTATCACTCATTATATTACTGATTTTCCAGGTACAAAATATTTTTCTAGTACTTCTAATCTTTCTTGGGCGCTTGCAAAAGTTGATAATGCTTCTTGAGCATTTTTATAAAAATCTTCTGTTGTATGATCACCAATCCCTACGGGGTTATTTGATAATAAGTCAATACTTAATAATGCTTTTGCTCTATCCGCTGTTGCAGCTGAATGGAGCATTTTGTATAATTTTTCGTTCATTTATTTATTTTTTTTATTTCTTTTTTATTTAAACCCCTATTAACCAAAATTTGATTAATTTCATTTTTACTTAGCATATTTAAATAATCATTTATTTCTCTAGATGATACTTTAAAATGATCTTTTAAATGTTGAGTTAACTCTTTGTTGATTGTTTTTTTATTTGATTTAATATATTTATTCCATTTGCTATTTTTAGGAATATATTCTTTATAAATTTTATAAATAGATCTTTTTTCATAAGGTGGATAATCTTGTACATAATTAACAATATCTATAAAATTTTTATCCATAGATATAAACCTGTGAATCATATAAGAATTCCATACCTCCCAATCTTTTTCTGTAAAAGATTCAACTGGGGATTTTTTATAATTTATTTCTTTAAGCCAATCAAATATATTTTTCAATTCTTAATCAATAAGTTCATCTGCTAATTCCTCTCTAAGGTCTGCGGGTACTGATGCCCTAAATATCTTTTTAGTTGATGGGTCATAAAATACTGGTATTGGTAGTAAAGCATCTTCTTCTGATCCCATTACAAATTTTGATACTGTTCTTAAAATAACTCCTTGTTGGAAAATACTACCACCATCGAAGTTTTTTACTTCAGAGGTGTTTTTTAAATCAATAGGAGGTCCTTGTGGTTGTTGTGGTTGTTGCATAATTATTTATTTTTGGTTAATTGTTGAATTAATGACATTAAATTTATTTCCTTGTCAATTCGGAAATTTGCTTTGTATTGGTGTTCATTTATTAATACAGCAGCTGTTCCTTCTTTATCTTTATAATATTCAGATGAACGATCATAAAGTGCTCTAAACAGCTCATCAAAATCATCTACATTAGCATCTGCTATAATTTGACGTATAGTATTAAATGATGATACTTTATTACCTTTGGATAATTCAGTAATAACTTTATCTATATAATTAGATGATACTAATATTGATTTATCCAGTTTTAATGTATTATCTTGTGTAGATAGCTGTATAGTATTAATACATTTACGTAAATCTGGGTAGTATTGGTTAACTAAAGGTACTAAATCATTTATATTATGTTCAATTGATTCTTGTTGTAAAATCCAATTTAAATGTTTAGCAACATCTTTTTTAGTTGGGGGTACAATTTTAAGTACTTGACATCTAGATTGTAAAGGATCAATAATACGTTCTACAAAATTACAAGTCATAATAAATCTTGTAGTACGTGAAAATGTTTCAATTATGTTTCTAAGTGATGCCTGTGCTTGAATTGTAAGAAAATCTGCTTCATCTAAAATTACTATTTTAAGTGGTTTAAAAGAAGCAACACTTGCAAATCCCTGTACCTTATCACGAATTGTTTCTATACCCCTTTCATCAGAAGCATTAATATAAAGATGATCACAATCTAAATTTTTAATAATCAGTTTAGCTAATGTGGTTTTACCTGTACCTGCAGGCCCATAAAATATTAAATTTTGAATATCATTTTGATTAATATAATTTGATATTGATTTCTTAATACTTTCATTACCTACATAATTTTCTAATTTACTTGGTCGATATTTTTCTACCAGTAAACTATGCTCCAAATTCGCCATATATTGAGTATTTTTTTTCAGGTTCTGGTTTTACTTCTGTTTCTTTAGAATCAATTGCATATAAATTACTTTTTAATGGTTCTAATCTATAACTACCTTTAAATCCTGTTTTAGTCATGTAAGATTCTAATGTATCAGTTAATGATTTATGTACTGGACCATCTGGTTCATTTGCAATTAATCTCCATTTATCGCCAGGAGGTACTCTCCTAGCGATTAAAATGTTTTTTTCTTCAATTTTTGTCTTAGCCATAATATACGAACTATTTTTACATCATCCCCATCATTGATGGATCTATTTGTTGTTTTTTATTATCTTCTTCTGGTTCATTTACTATAGTACATTCTGTTAATAACACTGTTCCTGCAACGGATGCTGCATTTTCTAGTGCTGTTCTAGCTACTTTAGTTGGATCTATAATACCAGCTTCTTTCATATCAACCGATTTATCAGTTTTAATATCATATCCTAACCATCCATCATTACCTGAATTAACCATACCATCTGCTATAATTTGTCCCTTAACTTCATCATGACCCGCATTAATTAAAATTTGATTAAAGGGTTTTGAACAAGCTGACAATACAATAGCAGCTCCCGTTGAGTTAGCTTTTATACCTGAAGATGCATATAATAATGCTGTTCCACCTCCTGGGATTATTCCTTCTTCTATAGCTGCTTTTGTTGCGTGTAAAGCATCATCAACTCTATCTTTCTTTTCTCTCATTTCAGTTTCAGTATTTCCACCTACATGAATAATTGCTACACCACCTACAAATTTAGCTAACCTTTCTTGTAATTTTTCAATTTCAAATGGTGTTTCAGCTTTTATGATTTGTTTTTGTAACTCATCAACACGTACTTCTATAGAATCAGCAGTACCTTTTCCATCAACTATTGTTGTTCTTTCTTTTTCAATTGTTACAGTTCTAGCTTCACCAAACCATTCCCAACTAAATTTATCAAGTTTCATTCCTTTCTGTTTATCAAAAACTTGTCCACCAGTTGTAATGGCAATATCCTCTAAAACTAACTTTCTTCTATCTCCAAAATCAGGTGCTTTAACAGCACATACCTTCATTGTACCCCTCATTTTATTAACAATAAGAGTAGCTAAAGCTTCGTTATCTATATCCTCAGCTATAATAAGTAATGATTTTGCTTGGGCAGATACAGCTTCTAAAATTGGTAATAATTCTTTTACTTGAGTTATCTTTTGATCAGCAATAAGAACAAGGGGATTATCTAGTGTGGCAGTCATATTGTTATTATTAGTAACAAAATATGGCGATTTATAACCTCTTTCAAACTGCAACCCTTCAACAGTTTCTAAATATGTTTCGCCAGTTCTAGATTCTTCTATATGAACAACCCCCTCCATTCCTACTTTATCAATAGCGGTAGCAATAAGCTTACCTACTTCTTGATCATTATTTGCTGATATTGTAGCAATTTGTTCTAATTGCTCCTCACCTGAAATATCTTCTGATATATTTCTTAGATTATCTACTACTTTATTAACAGTAGAATCTATATCTCTTTTTATTTGAACTGCATTTTCATTATTATTTAAAGCACTTAAACCTGCTTTAATCATTTCTCTAGCTAATAAAGTAGATGTAGTAGTACCATCACCTGCTTTTTCTGCCGTTTTAACTGCAGCTTGTTTTACTAATTGAACCCCTAATTCTTGTTCAGGATTACTTAATGTTATTGCTTTTGCAACTGTAACACCATCTTTTGTAGATTGTGGAACTCCTTGATCACTAGCAATAACTACATTTCTTCCATTAGGTCCTAAGGTTGATACAACAGCATCAGCTAGTACATCAATACCTTTTACTAAATTGGTTCTGGCTGAAGAGCCAAATTCTACGTGTTTACCCATTTGATATATCTTTTAAATTATTAATTTCTTCGTCACTTAAATTTTCTAAAGTGTCACTTAATACTTCGTTAAAGTCTTTTTGTTCATTAACTTTAGCTAATATTTGATTTTCAGGACCTACATAATATTCCTCTCCATTGTAGGGAAGTTTTGTAAAACCCATAGTTGGTAAAACAACTTTATCCCCAACTTTAATTATTGTTGGTATAAATTCTCCAGTAATAGTAGGTTTTCCTGGTCCTACTGCTACAACTTCACCAAATTCATTTTTTTCTTTACCTAAATCAGGTACAATAATGTTTCCATAAGTAGTCTCTTCAGACTCGAATGGTTTCACGATAACTGCATCAAACAGTGCTTCTAATTCCATTTGTATAATTTTTAATGTTAGTTTCTATTAATCTATATTCTTCAATGTATTCACTTAAAGAATCATATTCTCTTTTTGTATGCCTTAACTCATTAGATATTTTAATTATCGCTGAGCCAAAATCAGGATAATATCCTTGGGGTTTTGCATATTCTTTTCCATTACCTTTTGATCTAAAATGGTCTTTATTTGGTATTATTCTTTCATTAACTGTATAACAAAGATCATCTTTTGTTATATAGTAAGGTTCCAATAAAGGATCAGTAATGGTTGTAATCGCTTTTGCTTTTCTTGCCATGTGTGTTATCTATTTATTTGACGTAAATATACGAAAAAAACATCGCTAGGACACGTTTTTTTGCAATTATTTTTACTTAATTTTAATAGATTTTGGCTTAGCTTCTTCAGCTAGTGGGATAAAAATCTCTAATAACCCATTTTCTAAAGCTGCATCTGTTTTTGATAAATCAAATTTAGGTGCAATTTTATATCTTAAGTCAAAAGATTTTTTAGATAATCCACTATGAATAGTCCCTTCATGGAAGTTTTCTTCATCTGGTTTTTTATAACCTATTTTTAGAGTATCTCCTTCAATATCAAGGATAACATCTTTTTTAGTTAACCCAGTACAGGCAACTTCAAAATGAAGTCCTTCATCATCGAAGAAAATATTAAGGGGGTGTGGTTGTTTTGAATTTTTGACAGGATTAAATACGCTGTCAGTTTTAAAGTGATTCCTAAATAGGATGTCGAAAGGACTTATATGCCTTTCTAAGATTTCTAATGTACTCATATCATTTATTTTATGGAGCCGAAGCTTCCGGTTAATTTAATTTAAACATAACAAGTGCCCTAGCTAAATGTTTTGTTCTATTATACATATGTAATTACTCATTTCTCGCGATAAAATATTCACTATTTACTTCTTCTGAATGAAAATTTAATTTTAACATTCCTTGTTCTGATAATTTTAGTGTGCCACTATCCATATCTTTATTAGCATTTAAAATGTCTTTAAATATATCAGAATCAAAAGGTATTTCTATATCATTTTTAGATATATCACCTTGAATTTGATAGGTAATTCTGTTTGAAAACCCAGTATTATCGCCAAATATAAATTCACAAACATTTGTTCCATCCATATCTGTAGTACTTGTAAGCAACATATTATTTACATCAGCTAATGCACTTTTAGCTTTAATTAAATGATCAATATCTTCCCTAGTTAAATCAAGCTCCATTTCAAATGATTCAGGATCTTCATAATAAGTATTTTTTCCTAAAATAAGAATATCAGCTAATGAATAAGTTAAATCAAAATTTAAATCAGCAATATGCATTTTAGTATAAACCGCCTTAATTTTTTCTAATGAGACCATTAAATCGCCATTAGTAATAGATATTAGTTTACTTAATTTATGGGTATCAAATACACCTAATTCAGCATTTTCTAATGGAAAATTACT